TTTAGTTCTTCTGAAATTTGTATATCTTCTATTCCCATGGTTTTACTAGTTTACTTTGTTTTACTGAACAAATCAAGAGCAGGCATAATAACTTTTACGTCTTGTGCCATCTCTTCATTCTTATACCCTTTGACTTCCCAGTCTTTTCTTGTCTTAAAAACCTCTCCAGTTTCTTTGTGTCTGTAAGTTTCCTCTACTTTAGCATCATATACTTTCATTATGTTGTTACCTCTTTCTTAATGTTTAGATAGCTAATAGCTACATCAAACGAGTCTGTTGTGCTTGATTGCACTGTAAAGGTTTTTCCACCCTCTACTATTAGCGGTTGAGTTAATAATTCTGTTGTAACGTTTGCTGTTAATGCTGCTGATTTAATAGATGTAATACTGTTATTTGTAACAGTTACAGTAGGTGTACCTGCTGCTGTAACAAGTATTGATTTAATAACATAAGTTTCACTAACTAAAGGATTTCCAGTTCCTAGTGGTGTAAGAGCGCTACCAGTAGTGCTATTATCTATACCTACAAATTTATATTGGTTTACTACTGACATTAATCTAAAAAGAAACTTCTAGCTTCTATCTCCTGTTTTAATTCTTCTTGAAACGTTGTGTTTAATTTCTCAAGAACTGCATCTAAATCTCTTACTAAAGACTGTGCTACATCCTCTTCATACTCTGAACTTGCTCTAGTTAATGATTGTACTATCTTAGCCATTATTCTGTATCATCCGAGTAAGGGTCATCGTAGTTATCGCCTGCATCAATTCCTCCTCCAGTATATCCACCACCACCATCAGGTCTGTTACTACCAGCATTATTATTTTGATTTGGATTTGGTTGCTCACGATATTTTTTTTCTTTAGGTGGGTCTGGAGAATAATCTGTTCCATACATTATATTACCATCAATATCTACAGCGCCTGCACCACTACCTAATATTGCATCTCCATAGTTTCCGTAATTTTTACCATCAATTATTCTATCTGTAATTTTATCTAATCTTTTATCTGCTCTTCTTCGGTCTCTAGCATCTTCATAAGCTTGTTGAGTATCATAACCCGTAAGTGGTTTTCTAAATTTATTTCCTAGCATTGCTAATCCAGCAATTCCAGTAAGGGGAAGAATAGATTTACCTGCACCACTTGTTAAAAATTTAAAACCAGTATTAAGAGCTCCTCTTTTAAACATGTTCATAGAGTTAGCGCCTTGAAAAGGCATACCATAGGTATACTCAACATTTTCATTTTGTGATGGTTCTATTCCTAAAAGATCTGAAGCATATTTTAAACCTGCTTCAGTAATTTTACCTTTTCCATATCTTAAAGCTATAGAATATAGTAATTGTTCCATTATCGTCTTCCTCCAGCATGTATATCTAACCTAAAAGTTCCTAGTTTCCAACTGGTATCTACTGCAGTGTTTGATATTGTAAGAGCTATAGCTCTTGCTCGAGCCCTTGTATCAACTTTGCTTGTAGAAGTTGTTACTGTAAAAGGACCAAGTGATGAGCTGGCTGCTGCATCATTAGAATAATTTCTTAAATCTAGTTGTATAACAGCGTTTCCTTGTTGAGATATAAAATCAGGAATAATCCTACTAACTCTCATAATATTTTCACCATCACCCCTAAGGTCACCTAAATTAGTTGCAGCTCCTCTTACAACTTTTTGTGTAATGTCATAATCTCCTGATGTAATGTTAGCTGGAATAGCTGTAGTTACCCCTAGTCTTACTTGATTAACACCTGTTTCATGTTCATAGTAATATGAAATTCCTTCTGTATTTCCTACAACATCAAAAGACGTATTGGTATCAGCGTCGTATTGAGTTGCATGAGGTAAACCAAACACAGCAGAATCTTGCCAAGTAGTTCTAATAAATAAGCTATTTGCATTTACAAACCATATAGGTCTTTTAGCGGTAGAATCTAAATAACTATATGTAACCGACTGAGTGTTTACATTAGAATTAGCTTCTGGATAAAACCATGTAACTTCACCAAACAAATTATTAATCCCTGCATAAACCATTTGATTAGATGTTGTGTTCAGATTGTCATAAACATAATCTTCAACCAAACAATCCATTGACTCTAGTTTACCAGTGTATCTAAAAAAACCATTGTCAGACATCCAATAAGCAGCGCCGTCAACTTCAACAGCTGCGTTCTTACCAATCAACCCACAGTTAGTACCTACTTGTTCAAAAGCAAATGTAAATGGAGTTCCAACAAATCTCATAGTAAATAAAGAAGTATCAGACCAAATATAAATTGCATTTCTACCAAGTTTAGTTCCAATGATCCGTGATCCAGCGGCCAGTCTTTGTGTACCAGCGCTATTTTCAGCTGTAGGTGTGTAGTCATTTATATTTTCTTGAGAAGAAAATCTAATAAACATTTCATCTTGAGTAGTTTTATCACCAATAGTTGTTTCTGTTCCAAAAAATACTAAGTGACGATCCGGTGTTGACACCAGCATGTCACGTGACGCTGTTGGTGCACCTGTTATAATAGTTGCTCTTGTTGTTACGGCATTTGTTAAATTTGAATTCCATTCAAAACATTCTCCATTAAAAATTAAAGCTATAAGTGTGTCACCTAAATTATCTAAAGACCACAAACCAGGTTCAGCTACTTTATCCGTGGTCGATGCTGCTTGGCCCCAGGCTGAGTAAGAACTAAAATTAGTAACTGTTGCACCATTGCTGTGAGAAGCGTTAGTTGTTCCTCTAACATTTCTAGTAATCCCAGTAAAACTTGTAGACGTAATTCCTGTGTAAGATATTTCTTCATTATCTACCTGTATAAAATTTGTTCCTGCGCTTGGAAATCCAGTTGTGCTGGCTACATTAATTGTAGTTCCTGTTCCTCCGGTTCCAGCAGAATCAGCATTTAATGCTCCGTTTAAAGTTGTTGTCTGTGGATTTGTAACTGTGCCACCCCATTGTGATATACCATAACCAAAAACTCCTACCTGTTCAGCTGGACCAACGTGGTAATATTGAAAATAAGTTATGCCCCCAGAAGTAGTTGCTCCTGCTCCTCCTTCATTACTAGACATTGTAATAGTAATTGTAGTTCCTGTTGGAGCACTTGTTACCATAAATTTTTTATCTGCAAAATCAGCAGCTACAAAATTAGAACCTGAGATAGAAGTAAATGTAGACGCGTCACCAAATAGTATAATGTCTCCTGCTTCAAAACCATGAGCTGTAGAAAAAGTTATAGTTACAGTGGGTTCTCCATTAGTTGTACTAAAAGCGTTAGTGATTGCTGTACCAGATGGATTAACTAAAGGATGTATATCATAGTACACACCTCCCGAATAAGCATATAAAATTCTGTTAGTTCCTATAACAGCATATTTAATACCTGTTCTATTAACCATGTGATGCAAACCTCTAGCTGCACCTGTTAATTTACTGTCTCCTAATTGAGACCAACCACCTATTTTTTCAGGTGTACCATATCTAAAACGCACATTTTCACCACCCGTCCACTGTGACTCAGCACCTGTAGATGTGACTTGTTTGTTAAAACCTGGTAGAAATCCTAATTTTTGTAACATAAATCTCTTATATAAGAAAATAAAAAGGATTGTACTATTTTTTATATGTTAAATCTACTTTTTTTAAAGGTATTATTGTGGTATATAATAGTTTTAGAGAATGAAAGTAAGAATATAATGAAAATAAAAGATCAGATAATAGTTAAAGATAATTTTTTTAAACAAAATGTATTAAAAAAAATACATAATGAAATTTTAAACTTAAATTTTACTAATAGGTTTTTAGGTCGTGAAAACAATATTTATCAAAAGATATATTTTAACGCACCTTTAGATCAAAAACATTTTGCTGTTAAAGAAGTTTTAAAAAACTTAAAAAACCACGTAAAAGATAATTTACTTACTAATGAAAATGCATATTTTTTAAGCACTAAACACGAAGAAGCAACAGTTCATAACGACTCTTCTTATGATATTAATTGTTTGGTATATTTAAAAGGAGATTACTTGATAAATAGTGGCACAGGTTTTTACGATAAATTTAACGATAAATACGTTTTAAATTGTCATGTAGGATTTAAAGAAAATAGAGCAATTATTTTTGATTCTAAAATTTATCATGCTTCACTACAATTTAATGAAAACTCAAATAAAAGATACGTTATGGTAAATTTTTTTAATTATAAATAATGATGGAAAAAACAATTAACATTTTTAATTTTATTGGAATATATGATAATTACATTACTAAAGAAGAATGTAACAATGCTATTAAATTATATGAAAATGAAAACAAATTTAATAAAACATTTAATAGATTAGTTTCTGAAAAATCATCAGTTTTAGAAAAACAAGATCAACAATTTTTTGCTCAATCTAACAACATAGATACTTGGTGGGAAAATTTAAAACCTATGATGTTTAATTTTGATATAGCATTAAAACACTACCTTGAAAATACTGGAGGTAAAGCTGCTTATGATGGTGGACCCTTTCATTATACAAGTTTAAAAATACAAAAAACTTTACCTACTGAAGGTTATCACACATGGCACATAGAACATCAAAAAGGATTTGATAACGAAGCTAGGGCTTTTGTTTTTTCTATTTATTTAAATGATGTTGAAGAAGGTGGAGAAACAGAATTTCTTCATTTTTCTAAAAGAGTAAAACCTAAAACGGGTAGAATAGTTATATGGCCGGCTGGTTTTCCATATGTTCACAGAGGTAATCCACCTCTATCTGGTGAAAAATATATTTTAACTTCTTGGATGCTTTTAAGATGATTAGTCTATTAGACAAAAACAATAAATTAAACGAAGATCGAAATAGTATAAACGTTAGCTATACTAGACATGTTAATATTATATTTGGTAATTATCCTTATCCAAATATTATACATAACCTTGCTATGTCAATCAAATCTAATTTAGATCCTAACATGGATAACTACACTAATGTAAAAGGAGGAATGACTAATTGGAATTATTTTTTAGACAAACCTGAATTTGTTGACTTTATAAGTTATTTAATAAATAAATATCAAAACACACATCCTGATATATTTAAATATTTTTTAGAAAGAAAAACTATTGAAAATGCATGGGGTAATGAAATAAAAAAAGGAGATAGTTTAAACTACCATAACCACTCTTGTATACATGGTATACTATATCTAACAAAAGGATGTGATTTAATACTACCAGAATTAAATTTAAAAATATCTCCAGAGCCTGGAGATTATTACATATTTCCACCAGAAATATTACATGGTTTCGACGTATACGAAGAAGACTATAATAGATATAGTTTAATATTTAATATTGTAGAAAAAAAAGCTTTTGAATATGATAAAAAATTAAGAGCTATACGAAGTAGGTCTAGCACCTAGTCTAGAAATTTTTTCAGCTTCCGTTTCAGTATTAGTTACATTACCTTCAGCATCGTAAGTATTTCCATCATTATTATCCCAATCACTTTGTAACTTAGCTAAATGAGCTGCATCCCATTTATCAATAAACTGTTGAATACTAACCCCTTCTGTATCTAAAGAACAATGTGGAGTGTTATCTCTATGCTCTACTTCATCCGAAGAATTAGTAGTTCCTGATTGAATAGCCCAAATATTTTGAAAATCTGCAGTAGCCCAAAAAGCATTATCATCAATAGTATAAGGAGTTCCTGCTTCAGCTCCTGTGTTTTTAATAATACTTTTGTCTTCAAAGATTACTGTCCAATTTGAATTTGTTGTCATATTTTTTCCTAAGTTTTAATTACGTAAATAATTGTTAAATAAGGTTGTAAGACTGAAGTTGCACTTCCACTAAAGTTTGCACTCATGTTATGAGAGTGTCCTTGACCTGAACCCGCATTACCTGTGTTCGTTGGTGGAGATTTAGCAGTCTGACCTGAACCTGTACCAATGTTAGTATCACCTTGAATTACACCACCTGTGTGGGAGTGTGATGCAAGTTGTGCAGTTGATAGAGTTGCGTTAGCTGTACTTCCACCTACGTTTCCAGATGATGCTACTGTTTCCGCTCCTGCAGTAGATGCTAAAGCTTTGTTGTTTGATTTACCCATTGCAATTTTGTCTGTAAAATTAGGTACATTAAAAGTTGATGAACCGTCACCACCACCATAAGTAGAGGCTACGATTGCAAATAATGCAGAATAAGTTGATCTTGAAACTGCTTGACCATTACATTCTAAAAAACCTGTTGGCACTGAAGCAGAAGACCACGGCACAATAGTTGCCGTAGGAATACCTTCGATACCAGTAAGGTCTGAACCATCAAAATTATATTTAGTTGCTTCGTAATTTGCCATATTATTTCTCCGTGTAAGTCCATCCTACATCTGAACCAGAATAAACTAATCCAAATGCTGCGCCCTCAGTATTAACTACTAAGTCTGCGCTTGTGTTTGCTATTTTAGAACTATTTCTTCCAACAGTCAATGCGTTAGAGTCGAAAGTATATCTTGAGTCTACAAAATTTACGATGTCACCTACTGCAGGAGATGCCGGAAGCGTTACTGTGACTGCTCCACCATTTGTGTCTACAAAAAGTTGAGCACCTGATTGAACTGTTTCTGCTGCAGTTATAGTTCTCCAGTTTCTAGTTTCTAAATCTTTAACTATGTTAGTTCCATCAGCATGACAGATATAATTATTACCTTCACATAATAAAAAACCACTAGCACTAGTAACTTTAAAAGTTAAAGTATACCCTGCGTGATTAGTTCCATCTATTATATTAAATACTTTTTCTATACTTGCTGGA